ACTATTTTAATATCTTTTGCACCTCTTTTTATACAAGTATTTATAATATTCTCTTCATTATTTATATTTATTGTATTTACGATCAAACAATTTTGTTCTGATGTTGAGAGAGTATTTATCAATAAATGTCCTTCAGGGTTTTTTATTATAAATTGAATATCTTCATAGTTAATCTTTATCGATGATGATTGTGAATTTCCCATTATTTATTATTTAAGTTATTATTTTAAGTTTTTTTAAACAATTTAAAAAAATCGTTATTTATGTAATGAAATAATAAGAAGCTAAATAAACCAAGAATTACATCATATAATAGATAGATCCATCCTTCTCTCATTTTATTTATCGCATAATATGAAAATATTAAATAAAATAGCGAATGGATTGGTCTTAAATCATTCCACCATATTTTATCTCCAAATACTTCTGCGCCCGTTTGTCTAGTGCCACTTAAAAATAGATAAGCAAAACTTATTCCTATTATTAATGTTATATAGCCTAATATATGTAAATAATCTATGGGTATATTTTTCGCTAAATAAACCAAAACTAATCGAGCTGGTATACAACCAAATAAAAATAGCACAAATCTTTTTTGCATATTATTCATAATGTCTATATAGATAATATGAATATTTTAGTTATAATGACAAGTTTTTTTATAAAATACCAAATAGTAATTATTTATATCTCTCAAAATACGTGGCTAAGTCCAGCTTGAAACCAAATGCTTTTTAAGAGTCTTCTCGATGTCAATATATTTCTGCTGTATCTTCGAGGTGTTATCATACTTGAACGGCGTGCTTTTGGTCAGAAACTCAAATACCAAAATGCCCACAAATAGCATAATTGTCTTCTATTTTTATTTTAACATCTTCTGTAACATCATATTTTACTTTCTGATTTTTTTTATTATTAGTCTCCAATAACTTATTTTGTTGATTTAATTGATCTTTTAATTTATAAATTTCATTCTGTAATTCACGATTCTTCTTTAAAAGCAAACTATAATTTTCAACGGTATATTCATTCGCTTGAATAATGTCTTTTATTAACTGTTCTACTTTATCATCTAATTGTTTTTTATCCATTATAGATAAATAATAAATTAGCCTTTAAGTTTTTATTTGTTGATTTGCTTTTGCTTATATAATTAGAAGCAAACAACTAATGAAACTTTACTACAATTTCAACTTCCTCTTTCTTAATGCTTTTGGTCGCAGAAATTGACAACTCTTCCCTCTTCTTACGTGTTTTTGAATTATCCGTAATTCCTTCTTTACGTTTAGAAGTGCTATTACGATTATTCATATCTTTCTCAATTGTATCATAATTTTCATCAATATAATCAATTACCTTATTTTCAATAGCCCATTTAAAAAAATTTAACTGACCTATTGTTGTTTCGATACATGTATCATTCTTATAAGGTATACTTATTCTTTCCCACCGACAGAAAGGATCAAATCTTTTTTTTGAATAAGCTTTTAATTTAAGTTTATAATCAAAATAAACTTTGAAACGAATTTGTTCACCACTTTGATTTATCATTTCATATAAAGTGTAATTCTTTTTAGCATAATTAGTAGCAAACCAATCTACAATACGTAAAGAGATTTTAGATTCGCCAGTAATTATTTTTAACATTCTAGTCAAATTATCATCATTCTTATAAAATTCTAATAAATTATTTAATAATAATCCATTTTGCGTAGTATAATTAGTTGATGTGTTCATTATTTAAGATACCTAAAAACTTATTTAAGTAGTTTAAAATACATATTATTAATTTTTATTACAAAAAAAACTTTGTATATATTATAATGTCTAGTTTCCTGAATGATTATTTTGGACCTTTAGATAAAACTAATTGTGTTTATTTTTTAATTATATCTGCTATATTTTTAATATTATTATTTTTTGCTTTGTTTGCTAACATTTTTTGGTTATTTGAAAATTATAAACAACTTAACTTTAGAATTTTAACTGGAGGTATTTTAATGTTGTTCAATTTATTCATTGCTTACTTTGTTAACAGATTACTTTACACAATGTGTAATAAATCTTTAGCTTAAATTTTTCTCTCCTTGAGTAGTATTAACTGGTTTTAAATATTGGTCTCTTATTGAAATATCATCTACATAATTAGTTTCACCTAAAAATGGATTAAAACCTATTTGTTGAACCATTTCTCTATTTGCTAATTTATCACCTAACTCTTCTCTTTTATTAGATACTTTAAAACCTGATCCTGATAAAGATTTATTTAATATTTCCCATGTATTCTCATCATGATGTAAAGATGATGTATAAGCAGTATTTTCTATTTTTTTACTAAATTGCTCTTGTTCCATTTGAAGTTGATGTTTCATTCTTCTCGTTCTTTCGTAAGGTTGTCCATCAGTCCATTTCCATTCCATTAATATTATATAATTATTTAATATTAATTAAAAAACGCGATAATTAGGTAGTATTATTCACATCTCCAACTTTAACTAATTTCATTTGTTTTGTAAATAAAAATTTTTCATCACTTCTTCTCCTTCGTTTTAAATTACATTCTAAACACGCCAAATAAAAATTGTCAATATTATGACCTAAATCATTATTAATTCTGTCAACAGACCATTGTTTAGATTCTCTCGAAATATCATATAAAACATTCATTGTATTAATACAATAATAACATTTCAACTCACATTCAATCATTTTATTTGTTACAGACTCTAATGTAATAAATTTTTCATTATTTAAAAGTTTTTTAATGATGTCTTGTTGTTTATATCCGTATATTTTTTTATTTATTTGTTGTAAGGCTATTTTTGTTGTTTGGTCTGTAGACTGATAATTATTTTCAACAATTTTTTTTATGTTATTAAGTTGATTTTCATAAGCATAATCATCGCATGTAAAAGTCCAATTTTCTGCGACCGCGCGTTTTTTATTTTTAATTTTTTTATGGTCTTCTATTAGTTGATTTTTAACGCGTTTATTAACAGCATTAAACATAATACTTTTTGTGTCCATATATAAAATACTTATAATATATTTAATTTAGTTTTTATAAAATTGATATAAATATACATTGTTAAATATATATTTAACAAAACTGAGTTAAACTCAATTTGATATATTATATTATAGATGGAAGAATCTAATGAATGTCAAGAACTAAAAAATTTAAAATATAAAACAATGTTGTTAAATGGTGTTCCGTTACAAGAAACAAAATCTACATCTTCTAATGACTTGTCTAATTTAGATAGATTTCTAGAAAATGAAAAGAATAATAATAATAATGAACCTTGGTGTAAATTAAATAAGACTATAAAAACAAAAAAAATACAGGAATATGTTGAAATTTATAAACAACAAAATACTCTAAATGATGAAGAGGGTAGCAATTTATTTTTATTTCTTAAAGATTGTATCGATAGAAAAAAATTACATAGAGTCAAAGATGTTATATATGATAAAGAAAATGGAATAATAAAAGAAATTCCCGCTTTATATTATGTTAAATCTAATAAACATTTTACTCTTAAAAATATAGATAAACGTGTTTCGACGCTTAAATCTTTAGCTCCTAAAAAAAGTCAAGGAACTATAAGAAAAAAAGAAGTGCCGACAAAATGTGACTCAGATTCGGAAGAAGATGATGAAAACTAGATTTAATATAAGCTATAATTATATTAAAAAGATTTAAATAGTATATATAGTATGACGACTTTATTTGATTTGGAACCATTAGAAGATATAATGGATACATTAGTATTTGAAGACGAACCCAATATTTTTAATGAAGAATATTCGATTGAACTTATAGAAACAGCATTACATTTGATGGAAGAATTTATGGAAGAAAACCCTACAGTAATATCCGAACCAAATTTTCACGATCTTTTATTAGAAGAAATAAAAGATTTATTTTATACACAAATGGAATACCATATTCTAGATAGTGATTATATTGAAGATGATATGAATGATTTGCTTGAAGATGCGTTTAATATTTACATAACAACTTTTCATCCAGAACGTTCTTTAGAACATAACGAAGACGAAGGCGTCCTTGAAATTTATAAAGAAGAAACAAATATTATCGAGAAAAAAATACAACGTTTAAGAGATATACCACAACCTGTGCAAAGAACACCAGAATGGTATCAATTTCGCTGGAATTTAATTACTGCTAGTAATGCTTGGAAGGCTTTTGAAACTCAAAATACTATTAATCAATTAATTTATGAAAAATGCCAACCTTTAAAAGATTTCGCAAGTGAAAATGTAACTGAAGATGTTAAAATGGTTAACACGAATACAACCTTACATTGGGGACAAAAATATGAACCATTATCTGTTATGATTTATGAAAATATGTATAATTCGAAAGTAGAAGACTTTGGATGTATTCAACATCCTGTATATAAATTTATTGGTGCATCTCCTGATGGAATTATTATTCAATCAAATACTGGACGTTATGGTCGTATGCTTGAAATTAAGAATATTGTTAATCGCGAAATAAATGGTATTCCAAAAAAAGAATATTGGGTTCAAATGCAATTACAAATGGAAGTATGTGACCTTGATGAATGTGATTTCTTAGAAACAAAATTTATTGAATATACTGATTATCAAAGCTATAGAAATGACTCAACAATATCGTCATTTAATGATAAAGAATTTAATAGTTATGTAACTACGAAAGACGGAAGTTATAAAGGAATTATTGTTCATTTTCATACAAGTGAAGGCTCGCCGCATTATGAATATATGCCATTAAATTTATGGACGCCAGATGATATAACTAACTGGGAAGAAACGATTGTTCAAAAATATGAATCAGAACCATATAATTATACATTTCTAAAATTTATTTATTGGAAACTTGAGAAATTAAGTTGCGTATTGGTTTTAAGAAATAAAGACTGGTTTAAAAATAATGTTGGTCAATTAGAAAAAGTATGGAAAACTATAGAACAAGAAAGAATATCTGGATATGAACACAGAGCTCCTGTTAAAAAACAAAAGAAAGAACAACCTACAAAGTCTTATATAGATTCTAATAAAGAAGAAATGTGTTTATTGAAAGTAATTAAGTTATAAATAATTTTGCAACAATTACACCCTTGAAGAGTTGGCGATGAAATTAAACTAGAGTGTGAAGAATTATAAATAATCTAAAATTTGGCTCCATAATTTCTAAAGGTGGATTAATATAAAATATTTTGTATATCAGTCCTGTATGGTAAACTTGTAATAACTTGTTCATCAGTTGTAAAATATCCTACTCTTGTTCCACAATCAGTATTGACTGGTGGCAATGGTTTGACATAATTTTTACCAATGTTTTTATCATAATATAACGCACCACACATAGATGCTGGCATACACGTTCCTTCATCTGGATTATCAGGATATTTAATATTATTAGTTATTTGATCATAAGAGCCTAATGAAACAATTGGATAATCCATCCAAATATCATTTGATGTATTATTTGAAAGTTGATTTTTACCAATAGGTGGATAAGTATCTTGAACTAATACTTTAGTTTGAGCATCAGGAAAGTTTCCAGTGGCTTGATCTAAAGAATAATTTGAATAACCTTCATAAATATTTGAAAAATTGAATACTAATTGTAATCCAAGAGCCAATATTATTAATAAAAGTAAAAAAACTATTTGATTCATATATATAATTTATATATATAATTTATATATTTTTTATTATGTTCCTTCAATTAAACTATTGACATTTTCAATCATATTATCTAAATTATTTTCGTTAAATAAATATCTTAAACAGTAACTAGTAAATGGCCTTAATGTAATATTTTTATCGACAACCATTGAAACAAACTGATTAATTTTTTCTTCATCTAATGGTTTCGGAGCAATAGCAGCAAGCTTTAATAATTTTTCTCTAAACATTTCAAAATTTGGATAGCTAAATTTATATTTTCCGCTAATTCTATTGATAAGAGCTTTTTCTTGAAAGATTGCCTCGCAATCATTCCCTGTAAAGAATCTAATTGTATTTTCAGAATCATCAAATCCATCCATCGCGTTTAAAATTAATCCTAACAATTCCTTATTGTTTTCCCTTACAATAAATCTATCAAAATCTTCAAATAATAATAATACTTGTTTTGGACCACCCTTCGCCGGATTCAGAACATTTCCAATATTTGAACTCTTAGCATGAATAGAGTTAACGATATATACATCCATATTATATTTCGACGATAATGCCTTGATTAGAGTAGTCTTTCCAGTTCCAGGAATGCCATAAAGTAAATAACTTAGACTTTTGAATTCACCAATAGACTTGAGTAGTATTTGATTCTTTTTATGACTGATAATTTCTGATTCAATTGTCTTAAAATAATGTTCATACCCAATTAAATTGCTTTCATCAAATGTAGAATAAGTTTCTGTATTAACCCATCCACGTATTGGGTCATATTTATATAATTTATTTTGAATTTTATCTAGAGACCTCTTTCCTTTTAACTCAATCATACACACCAAGTAATTATATTCTTCAATTGATTTAAAATATAATACCATATATCCTTGTTTTTCTTGATTATAAACCCAGCAGTCAATTGTATCCCAAGTATAAAATCCTGTATCAGGAATAGCAAAACTGCGACCACCATTTAATAAAACTCGTTTTGGCTCATAATACTTATTTATTGCTCCCAATAAACTATCGTGAGTTTGCATCTTAACTGAAAATACGAAACCTTCTGGAGCGTTGACATGTGATACACTTAGAGACATTACTATAATTATGCTTGTATATTTATATTATTTAATTATAACAATTTTAAAATTAATAGAAAATCAGTTTAAAACTAAATATATAAATTATATAATATATATGGAGAATACAACTGAGATGCGAGTTACTAAACGTAATGGAGAATTACAAGACATTGCGTTTGATAAAATTTTAGAGAGAATAAAAAAATTGGGAAAAGAAGCTGAAATACATATTAATTATTCTTCACTAGTTATGAAAGTTATAGATCAATTGTATGATAAAATACCAACATCAAAAATTGATGAATTAGCAGCTGAACAATGTGCCGTAATGTCAACAAATCATCCTGATTACGCAACTTTAGCAGGAAGAATTGTTGTTTCGAATCATCAGAAGAATACTGACCCATTATTTTCGAATGTAATGAAAGAGTTATATGAATTTAAAGATGTTCATGGTAAAAAATATTCATTAGTTTCAGATTCTCTCTGGGAATTTACCCAAGAAAATAAAGATGTATTAAATGAAATGATTGTTCATGATAGAGATTATCTTATTGATTATTTTGGTTTTAAAACATTGGATAGAGCATATTTATTTAAAAACGGAAATAGGATTATTGAGAGACCACAACATATGTGGATGCGTGTTGCTATCGGTATACATGGAGATAATCATAATCCAAATGCGTTAAATCTTGTCAAAGAAACATATGATTTAATGTCACAAAAGTATTTCACACATGCTACACCAACATTATTTAATGCAGGAACACCTCGTTCACAATTATCTAGTTGTTATTTAATTGCTATGGAAGATGATAGTATTGATGGAATATATAATACATTAAAAGATACAGCTCTTATTTCAAAATATTCAGGTGGAATAGGGTTACATATTCATAATATTAGAGCAAAAAATTCCCATATTAGAGGAACAAATGGGAAAACCGATGGATTAGTTCCAATGTTACGTGTATTCAATAATACGGCTCGGTATGTAAATCAAAGTGGAAAGCGTAATGGATCATTTGCTATTTATTTGGAGCCTTGGCATGTAGATGTTGAAGATTTTTTGGAAATGAAGAAAAATCATGGCGATGAAGAGATGAAAGCTAGAGATTTATTCTATGCTTTATGGATTTCAGATTTATTCATGGAGAGAGTAAAAAATAATGCGAAGTGGTCCCTGATGTGCCCTTATGAATGTCCTGGATTGAGTGATGTTTATGGTGACAAATTTGTAGAACTTTATGAAAAATATGAAACGGAAGGAAAAGTAAGAAAGACAGTAAATGCTAGAGATTTATGGTTTAAGATTTTGGATGCTCAAATGGAAACAGGCACTCCATATTTACTTTATAAAGATGCTGCTAATTCTAAATCAAATCAACAAAACCTTGGCACTATTAAGTCGTCTAATTTATGCTGTGAAATTATTGAATACTCAGATGATAAAGAGACAGCTGTTTGTAACCTCGCTTCAATTGCCCTGCCAACATTTGTCGACCAATCTACCAAGAAAATTAATTACGATAAGCTTCATGATGTAACTAAGGTTGTTACTAATAATCTTAATCGTGTTATTGATATTAATTACTATCCTACTGAAAAAACAAAGAGAAGTAACATGAAACACAGACCTATTGGGATTGGCGTTCAAGGTCTAGCAGATGCGTTTATTTTAATGGATATTCCATTTCATTCAGAAGAGGCAAAAGAAGTAAATAAACTTATTTTTGAAACTATTTATCATGCTGCTTTAGAGAGAAGTAATGAAATTGTTATTGAAAGAATAAATGAATTATCAAATAATAAACTAATATATGAATTATTCAATGAATATGAAATAAGTTTATATAGAAAATCTGAACCTTGTTTTTGCGCTTATAGTTCATTTAATGGTTCACCTGCTGCCAAAGGTATTCTACAATTTGATATGTGGAACGTAACTCCAAGTGATAGGTATGACTGGTCCAAACTTAAACAAAGTATTCAAGAACACGGTCTCAGAAATTCTTTATTAGTTGCACCTATGCCAACCGCATCTACATCACAAATTTTAGGATTTAATGAATGTTTCGAACCGTTTACTAGCAACTTATATTCAAGAAGAACATTAGCAGGAGAATTTATTGTTATAAATAAATACCTAATGAAAGAGCTTATCGAATTAGGACATTGGAATGAACAAATTAAAAATAATATTATTGCTAATAAAGGTTCAATTCAACAGCTAACAATGTTATCAGAACATATTAGAAATAAATACAAAATAGTTTGGGAAATTCCAATGAAGCATGTTATAGATATGGCAGCAGATAGAGGTGCGTTTATTTGTCAGAGTCAGAGCTTAAATTTATGGATTGAAGATCCTACGTACAATACTTTAACCTCTATGCATTTCTATTCTTGGAAAAAGGGATTAAAGACAGGTATTTATTATCTTAGAAGAAAAGCAAAGCATCAAGCCCAGCAATTTACCATTGAACCGGAACAACAACATGTAGAAGAACACGATGAAATTTGCGAGATGTGTTCTGCTTAAAATAAAAAATTTATAAAAATATAAATTATATATTACATATTTATACATATAATTTATCAAATACCAATCAAACTAGAATACTTCTTAAACGCATGACAATCATCATTTAAGTCAATATCATGGTTCAATTTCATAAAACATCTTAATGTAACCAAGATGTCATTAAACGAGTTATGTAAGTTATTTGGTAATTTATTAAACAATTTCTCGTGAAGTTCAATTAATTTTGGGTATTTTAAATATGGTTTTCCGCTCTTACCAATTATTTGAATATTACAAAATTCTATCGAATCTTTTAAAGTACATGAAATATTTGTATAATTATTTAAGAAATGTAGGTCATATTTATATAATTTGAGTTGTTCTGGTGTAATTAGATTATCATTAATAATTCTCAACATTTCTACTTTAATCATATTTAAATCAAATTCAATATTATGTCCAATTAATCTATCTACTCCCCTTAAATAATAAAAGAATTCATTTAAAATTTGATTAATTGGTAACCCTGACTTTTGTGATAGTTCATTTGTAATACTATGAATTTTTATGGATTCTTCCGGTATTGAAACATTTTCTGGAAGTTTGATTATATGATCCTTCGATTCAACAATATCATTTAATGATGAGTCATAAATTACAAAACTAAATTGAACAACATAAGGCCATTGATCTAGTGTAGAAGGACCAATAAATTTAGATTTGGGTAAGCCTGTCGTTTCTGTATCAAATACTAAAAATCTCATTATTAAATTATTTGTTTTTGATTTTAAGCCGTTATTTAAATTATTTTATATATATATTATCATATGAATTAAAAAATCAATTTTTTAATTTATTATTTATTCAATCTAAATATAATTTTTACATGGCGCAAAACTTCTACGATGCCAAATAGTAATCCCATGTTCTTTTATTCCGTCCATATGTTTCTTCGCACCATACCCTTTATTTGAATTAATCCCATAATGATCTGTTAATTCAGGATTTTCTTCACATAATTTATCAATATACTTATCACGTTCAACTTTTGCTAAGATAGAGGCAGCTGCAATAGAAGCATACTTATTATCTCCACCTTCAATTGTCATATAAGGTATAGTTTCAATCTTGTTAGTTGCTTTATTAAATGATGTAATAGGATTAAAGTAGTTTCCATCAATTAACAAACTATAATTAAAATCGATTCTTTCAATTTTATTTTCTTCATTTAAAAGTTTATTATATTTTTTACGAACTTCATTTATACAATTATGCATTGATAGTTGTGTAGCTTGTAAAATATTTATTTCATCAATTTTCTTTTCATCCTCATAACTTACGTGCCATGCTAACGCATTTTGCTTTACATATTCAGCTACTTCTTCAATTTTCTTTTTTGAATGAAATTTTTTACTGTCTTTTACTTTTGAAAAATCAAAAGTATCATCTTTAGGTAAAATTACTGCTGCGGTATATACTCTACCAAATAATGGACCTCTACCTGCTTCATCAACACCAATTTCATATACATTTTGGTCTTCATTATAACAACTTTTTAATATATTTTTTAATTTTTCTTTTACAACCTTTTTTTTTGTTTTTTGAAGCGAAGCTACCTTTGGTGTAATAACATATTCTTCATCAGAAGAATCATCAATTATTTCAGCTGATTCATAATCAGTCTTCATTTTATTATATATTATAATTTATATTCTATTAAATTCTTATCAATTTTATTTAAATTTTTTCACTATATAAATTATACAATGAATACTGAAGCATTATTTCTATTCTTAATTTTATTGTTAGGCCTTATTTTATGTTCTTTTTTAGGAGGTAATTGTGGAAAAGAAG